GGATATCAAAGACCATTGAATACCTAGTTGAAAAAGAAATAAAGAAAGTAAATAAAGGTAAAACTAATGGAAAAGGACAAAAAGACTAAGAGGGTAATTTGCCCAAGTTGTAATGGTAATGGATATATAAAAATTCCTTACCGACTAGCAAGAGAAGAACAAGTTGCTCAATGCAATGTGTGTTCTTCACAAGGAGAAGTGGATGAGGAGAAATTGGATAGTATTATTATTGATGCTGATGGTTTTCACCGGTTGCAGTAAATACGAATTTGATGGCTTTGATCCAGTAACAACCACTGTAAAGTGGATGACAAAACAGAAAGACAATGGCAAAAAAACTAACAATTAGTTCTAATAATATAACACCAAAACAATGGTCACTATTATTAATAGAACTTAATCTAATTAAAGAATCTTGGAAACCATTTGCAAAATTAGAAATACAAACACCAGGCTTTGATAAAATTATTAAGTGGGGAAAGAAAAAACATGGTGAATCAGAAGAAGATTGATGACGTTGCTAAACTTTGGGAAAAAACTAAAAATCCCAAATACAAAGATCTTTGGTATAACTATATAAAGGAATACATTAATGGAATTAATAATTCTAACAGACGGGATGTACCATCTAATTCCGGTGACAAAACAAATGATGGAAGGAATAGAAATAATGGCTGAAGTAAATTGTTTTAATCTCTGTGAAATTTTAAGATTAAAATTAAGTGTCTATACTGAGTATCCTCTTAACGCCCATGTCATGAATGATGGCAGTGGAGATTTTTTTGGATGTATATGCGACCAATAAATAAAATTATGAAAAAGAAAATTTTGTTAATTCATGCTGAATGGTTAAAACAGAATGGATATAAAAAAGAATATAAAAATTGTGTAAAACAAATTAAAGAATTGAAAAGGACCGGCGTCCATATCATGCCTCGCGCTATTCCCTGTACGTCAAGCTGTGACCCCCGCTATGGTAGGGGTAGCCTCGGAGCCTTTGCTCCTGCAGGAGTACGTGCACGGAAACTGTGGGGGTTTGTATGAATAAACCTTCAATACATATAGCAATGCCTTGCTATGACATGGTTAAAATAAATACCATGATCTCAATGTTAAAGTTAGTTAAAGAAATTACTCGAGCGGGTATAAGTTTTGAACTGAATACTATGAAGTCACCCTATGTAGCGTACGCGAGAAATATTTTATCTTCTAGATTCTTAACTCGTAAAGAAGATTATTTATTATTTGTTGATGCCGATTTAGAATTTGAACCAGAGTGTGTCATTAAAATGCTTCTTGCACAAAAAGATATTATCTGTGCACCTTATAGAGCTAAGACTAATGACCCTAATTATATAAAATATACTGTGAATCTTCCTGATCCAAAGAATGTAAATGTGGTTAATGGTGTCGTTGAAATAACACACGGCCCATCAGGCATGATGTTAATTAAAAGAGAAGTCTTTAATAAAATTATAGAGAAACACCCAGAGCTAGAGATCAAACAAGATCCAGGGGTACAAACTTTCCCGGAAGATATCAAAGTATATAATTTCTTTCATTGTGATTTTAAAGATAACCAATGGACCGGCGAAGACATGTCTTTCTGTGAGCTAGCTAGATCAGTTGGTTTTAAAGTACATGCCCATATAGATTCTACATTAATTCATCATGGCAGCTATGGCTATAAGGGAGCCTATAAAGATATATTTAAAAAACCCAATAACAAAGGATAAAACATGCAAATAGTACAACACCCTGATATATTCTTAAGAGAACCCACATCAGAAGTTAAACTACCTTTAAGTCCCGAAGATCAAATTATCTTGGATCAGATGATAGATACCATGTATAGAAATAATGGTATTGGCTTAGCGGCTAATCAAGTTGGCTACGCCAGACGCATCTTTGTGATGGACACCAGTAATGATCGTAATAGCCCTAAATTTTTTATTAATCCTGTGATTGAAAGAAGAGCTAAAAATAAAGTAACGGCAGAAGAAGGGTGTTTGTCTTGCCCAAATAAATTTGCTGATGTCAGAAGACCTGAGTACGTAGGTCTCAAATGGATTTGCAGACATGGCAAAGAACAATATAAAACTTTTTATCATTTGCCTGCACGTGTTGTGCAGCATGAAATGGATCACTTAGAAGGGAAATTGTGTATAGATTATGACAAAAAATAGTAAAGATATGTACCATAAATTGGCTGATTATGCCTATATTGCTGGCCTTTTTGATGGTGAAGGAAGTGTTCAATACAAGCAGTACTGGGACAGTAAACGTAAAGACAGACCAAGACGCTATAAAGTTTGGCGAATAGGTCTAGAGATGTCCATGACTGATGAAATGGTTATCCGCTGGGTGCATGAGATTTTACGAGTAGGAACTGTCAATATAAATATTAAAAATAAATCCCCAAGTTCTAAGCCCCATTGGAAAAAACAATGGCGTTGGAGATGTAGTCACCGAGATGCGTATAAGGTTGCTAAAATTTTATGGCCTTTTGCTCAAGTGAAACTACATAAGTTAGAACAGATTATAGATCATTATCAACCTGAGTTTGAAGAGAAGAATGTAGTGAGCCTGGAGGCATATAGAAATGAATAAAATATTTTTCTTTATCTTTACCTTTTTAGGTTTGATGACTTTGTTAAGTCTGTATATGTTATTGGTGGTACTATGAATAATTTAAAAGAAAGATTTAGAGTGTGGTCTTTGTATTATAGACAAGAGATTATCTGGTTTGTAATTGGATTTATACTAGGAGCTCTTATATTTTGAAATGGAATAAACTTTATAACTATCCGCCGTCGACTCGGAGTACAACGGATGGGCTTAGAACCTACGATGTAGGTAACGAGAAGTTACCGAGTGTTACAACGATCCTGGGCGCCACTAAGAGTGAAGACTCGAAGCAGTCTATTGCCAATTGGCAGGCTAAGGTGGGCATGGATCAAGCGACAAGGATCAAGGAACAAGCAGCCGCGCGCGGAACCAACATGCACCAGCATTTAGAAGCTCATATTTTAGGAGAAGGCTATTTAGATTTAACGCCCGAAGGCAAGATTGCAAAGGACATGTCAAGTACAATAATTGCTAAAGGATTCAATGATTTACAAGAAATTTGGGGAAGTGAAGTGGTTGTCTACTACCCCGGTTTGTACGCCGGAGCGACAGACCTTGTTGGAATCTATGACTATGAAGATAGTATTATAGATTTTAAACAAAGTAATAAACCAAAACGTAAAGAGTGGATTGATGATTATTTCCTGCAGCTAGGCGCATATGCGATGGCTCATAACTATGTTCATCGAACCGAGATTACTCAAGGAGTTATACTGATGTGTACTCCGGACAATTATTTCCAAAAGTTTCAGATAAAAGGCAAGGAGTTTATCAGATACCAACATCAATTTCTAGAAAGGGTTAATAAATATTATGAACAAAAAAACAATCAAAGCAGTTAGTAGAAGGATTCTACGAACTATGATGGAAGATGAGAAGCAACTAAAAGTACTTCTAAAGACAGAAACTCATGGTGTTCCAGAGAGACAATTGGATGGTCTTCTGATTAAGATTGAGCAACAATTAGGCAGAATTATGGTAAACCAGAACAAGCTCATATTGTTACAAGATATTACAGACGAGTAAGTGTGACATATATGTCACAGTCAAGCTGCCTTATTCTTGCCACAAGGAGCAGGCGACAAGGGACTGGGATTTTATAAGAAGTGAGGTTTTATGCGGTTGATCACGAATCTATACCTTTTTCAAAAGTATGAAATTGCTGAAACAGCACTTTTAATTTACACGTGATCTCGTGATTTCGTGATCAGCAAGGAATACCAATGTTTCTAGAAGGTGTGACAATTTGTGCTTAAATAAGCATTGGTATAGGCCACTTATTTTATACTAGGGGCCGCGCGGGACTTTTGGGTCACCAAAAGTAGAAAAAATATTTTTGAAATGTTATAGGGGTAGGATATGATAGGAAGAAACAAGAATTGGAGTGGTCCATCACCCTGGATGGATGAGTTCAATAAAGTACACAACCCAGATTATTATTATGGCAAAGACAAAAAGAAAACCAAAGAGAAGAAAACCTCGAAGAAGAAAACAAGTCGTACCGAGTCAACCGAACGATATCCCGTATTCAAAGTACAGGATTGAATGGACCGACGCGTTGAGTGATAGCGGTTGGGCTGATGACAGAGAGTTTACTAAAATGAAATTAGCTAAACCAATCAATGAGGGTTGGGTATTCTCTAAGGATAAAGACTCAGTAAAAATATTTGCCTCTTATGATAAAGACCCAACAACGAATGAGATTACATTTGGTGATCGTACTATGATACCTACTTCGTGGGTCGTTAAGATGACTAAGATAGTATAGGTTTTGGTTTCTTATCTTTAGGTTCTTTTTCTTTATCTTTCTCGTCTATTAGTAGTGCATTATCATCTTGGATAGTTGCAATTCTTTCGTTTAGTTCTTCTTCAGATAGGTCTTCAATCTTACCAGTTCTAATAATTTTTTGTTCAATATATAATCCCCCTACAGCTCCACGTGCTTTCTCTGCGTTAGTGGCTGCTGAGAATGATTTAGATTTAATAGCCTCATCTCTAATTTTAGCTAGTTCTGTTAAGTGACCACCGAAGGATATGTTGTGCTTCTTGTAGTTCTCTTCACGTAGTTCACCAATGTGTTTAAATACTAATGGATAATGTTTTGGATCCTGGAGTTGACTAGCCTTTACCCTAAGTGTAGCGTTGTCGCCTTCATATCCTGCTTCCTTTGCGCATTCGTAGGCAAACTTATGTCCTTCCGCAAATACTAATATTTCAGCAAATTTACGTTGCATTGGGGTGAGTCGAGCTGGCAGTCCAGGTTTTTTCTTTTCTTTTGTTATCTCCATTATTGACAATATATGTATATTGTCTTATAAAGTCAAACATGAAAGATGACAAAGGTAATCTAGATTTAATTAAGCAAATTGCAGACTTAAAGAAAAAAGTACGTGAGGCGGAGGGTGAAACATCCCTGGTCAAAGCTGTAGGTATGAATAGTCCTGAGATGAAAGCCTTAAAAAAAGAGAACGAAGAATTGAAAGCAGAGTTGGCACGAGCTAAAGAGGACCATCAATATGATAATTTAGTTCATGAGAAAGAGTTAGAGTCTTTAAGAAACCCAGTTGATAGGTTAAGAAAAACAGGAATGATATAATGCTCAAAGGTAGAGATTTAATTACGATCTTCGATAGATTCGTAGGTCCAAAGAGAGGAAGCAGTGTTGCTCAAGATGCACGAGTTCAAGTTCGTACTCCTGATGGGCGACATTATGATGTTATGAGTGTGAATTTAGTTGAAAATAAAATTTTTGGTGCTAGAGAGACACATAGAATAGTGATTACAACCCACGAAGAAGTTGCTCCAATGGGTGCACCGAAGCTAATTGTGTAACCTTCTGTTATCGTCATTATTTTGATGAAACCTGAAACAAAATTATGGCATGAGCTTAAGAGAAATACACCTAAAATTACATGGACAAGGCTGGAAAATACTAGCTTACTTGGTACTCCTGATCTATTGGGGTACAATACTTCTGGCCACTTTTTTACCATAGAGCTCAAGATAACTTCCAATAACAAAATTCGATTTTCGCCACACCAAATTTCATTTCATATTCAACATCCTAAGAATACATTTATACTTGCCAAGAAGCCCAGTCAGGGCTCCTGCAAATTGTTTCCAGGTACTTGTATCTTGGCACTTGTTAAAGAAGGATACAAGAATCAAGACGCTTGTTGCTTGTCGCTTGTAGATTTAGAATCTTTTCTCGAGTCGCTTGGTGCTTGATGCTTGTGGCTTGTAGCTTGTGGCTTGTTGCTTGCAACTTCAGGTTGTAGCCGCTTGTCGCTTGCTGCTTGAAGCTTCCGAATCTTTCTCAGCTCTGCGTAATACTTCGGGTGGTACCAGATCATTTTTTAATTTTTAGGAATCTTAATAATTTACAAACCTTACAATAACACATCCAGTTATATTCGTATTGCTTAATGTTTCGGATAAGCCACATTTGACACCCCCTTATCCCAGCATTGTCTACAGCTGCCGCATGCATTCCCCTGTTCAGCTGCCGGGCAGGTTTTGCCTGCCTGAACAACCGTCGACGTATGGGGCCAGAAGTTAACCGGCCCCTGGTCTATCATATGCGAGGACACACGAATGATTAAATTTTTTGGAACCACGGCCGGGTCCATCAGCGTCAACAGCCTCACTTCCCGCGTGGGCATCCAGTGCTGTACCTGTGGTGTACGTATACATACTTCGAATATGTTCTTGAGATGCTGAGCCCCCTGCAGGTCGCCAGAGTCATGCCACCTGAAGTATGGAACCTTCTTGCTGTAATGTGTAACCAGCAGCGTCATGGCCTGAACCCATTGCGGATGGACCAGAGACTGCTGTCTTCTCTCCAGGGCTTCTTTTACATTCCTGAACCTGTACCGGCCCTTCATGGCGTAACAGCCTGAACAGACAGAACCTTCCACGGCTTGCAGCTTCACCCCAGTGATACATCTCCAGGCTGGCAGGTTATACGCGTATCCCGGCATCTTGCTGGGAGAGCTTAGGCCCCCGGTTATTTGTTTAGCTTCTTTTAGATTCATTTTTTTCATCCTCTTCTTGGATGTCATGATCAATAATTTCATAATCATAGCCATCAGGAAGGCCGGTCACTTCAGTGACGCAGCCAGCGTTTACTTCTATTTTAATTGTTTTATCTTTCATAAATCCTATATTATCTTATAATGCTGTTTTGTCAAGCGCTTGTTGCTTGGCGCTTGAAGCTTGTGGCTTGTTGCTTGGCGCTGTGGAATTGTGGGCCAGAAAAAATTTTTATATGGAGCTGCAGGCGTCTTCTTAATTCTTTTAAAATGGCCCGGCGCCATCTCTGGCGCCTGGTTATGTTTTTTATTTTCTTCCATCTTTATTTGGATAGTTCTTTAGATATTCTTCGTCCCAAAAAGTAACTACAATTCTCCCATTTGTTTTATGGAAAATATTGTAGTCGGTGTCTTTTTTAAACGCCTTGCTTATCCTTTTATCTACCTTTTTATAATTTATGGGTCTAGTTATTTTCATTTTTAGTTTGCTTTTTTTGCTTTGCCACCCTGAACCATAACGTTATCTCCGTCAAACCCTGCACCCTTCAACATGTCTCCAATTTTAGAGATCATCTTAACTTCAGCGTGTTTCTCGTGTTTGTCTTTGTATTTGATATATTCCTTGTTCAGGCTTACTGGTTCAAACTTCGTCCAGTAACCTACAAGATTATCGTAACCGTCTTTTACTTTAACTGTTTTACCAGTTGATACATGCCATCTATTATCTTTAAATAAATAAATGTATTCAATGTGAATATCTCCACGCATTGAAAGCATGTACATCCACTCATCTCTATATTCTCTGGCTTTGTCCTCTTCTCTGTCCCAGTCGCGACCGTAGAAACTACACTCGTCAATGGTATCACCCAGGTAACTGGCGTCTCCATGATTAAATAATAGTTCCGCAACATCTCGTTTGTTATAATGATCAACGAGACATTTACCTACACCGTAGGGATACCCATCACTGTGGACATAGATAACTTTTACTTTCTTAGTCTTTGGGTCTTCTATTGCTATATTGCTTCTTGTACTCATGTTTTCCTCTTTCTTTGTTAATCGGCTCGCTGGGTTTCTTCATGACACCCAGCGACACCTTTGCAAACTGTATTATTGATGAAGATAATTTTGTTTGCATAAATAGTATCTTATAATATCCCAGAGCTAATGTCAAGCTTTATTTTCAGGCTTGTTGCTTGTAGCTTGTTGCTTAATAAAATTTTTTCATATTAACCCATTAGGGCTTACTTAAGAACCCTAATGAGCAAAACCTGGCCCAGTGTATAGCTGCAGCGCAAAGGGCTGATTTTTCTCATTTTTAACCTTGCGTGTGAATGCCCGTACACAAACGGCACACGCAAGGTTTACGCTTAGTCCTAGTTGTTCCCCGTAGGGCTAGGCTGTAAGCAATCATTATTCCTGATCCCAGATCCATAGCCCAGACTCTTGGAACGACCTCAAGTCAAGGAGGAGTGACCTCTTACCATGGATCAGGGATCAGGTTGAGCCGTACTTTTCAAAGCGTACGACTTTTTCTCCCCTGATCCCAGATCTAACAGAGATATCCTTGGACTTATTTGTATGCCACATAGCAGGATCATCCTGCGGGTCTATTCCATTAGATCAGGGATCAGTTCAGGTTGCGAAAGGTGGGATATGAAGCCCTTGTTTTACAACCAGAAGTTGTCCCGAGCCAGTTATTATTAAGGCTCGTAGCTCAGGAGCCTTGATTACTACTATATAAGATTTTATAAGAGAAGTCAATAGGCAATGTGTCCGAAATGGGTCGCCCAAAATGGACATAAAGTTGTTGACATTTAATCTTATATAATATAAGATGTCATTATAAATATGAAAGAGGTACAAATGGAAAAAACTAAACTAGACATTATAAGAAAACTTATGATGATAACAACAAATCACGAACTTCAAGATATTAGTGAATTTGTCAGCAACGCAATCAGTAGAGAGTGTGATGAAGATGACAAAGATCAAGAGGAGTTTGCAAAATGGAAAAAGGAAAGAGTAGTAGAAAGAGAGGTCGCATGAGTAGAATAAGACTAAACCAAGAGTACAGAAACAAGATCGCAAATCGTATGCGTGTACACTTGGAACAAGAACCAACAGTAGAAAAACAGAAGTATGATGATCTCAAAGCAGAACAAATTGAGATTAATGACAATGCTTGGAATTTAGCAGAAACTATTGTCAGAAAACATTATACTCCTGATGATGTCAAAATGGCATATCATCTACAAAATAAATTTGAGAACGTAAGCACTATTGCAAAAGATAGTTGTTTCCATTTTCATTATTTAGGACAAGTAGAAGATAGAGATTATGACAACAATCCAATAATGAAAGAACAAAATATTGAAGAACATTTTGACTTTAGATTGCAAGGCGAGTTTGATAATCCCAATAGTAATAGTTATAATAGAGATAATTCTTATGGCTATGCTTTGTATCGTGATGAACTTAAAGCACAAGATAATTGCAATCCTGATATTTTGATTGAACAAGAGGGCAAGGACAATAACCCACACAAAACAAAATATACTGACAACAATAATAAATATCTTGGAAGTGATGATAGTGGTTATGGCAAACAATGGAATGAGAAATATCAATTAGATTTAATTGGTAGAGAATATTGTAGAGATCGTTCTATCGCTTGTAATCAAGAACAATTTTTAATCCTTAAACAATGGAAACAAGCCAAAGGACAATTTGTTATGGCACATAGAAATTGGATTAAATCTGTTTTAGACCAAATGACAAAAGTAGTTAAACCATGTCTAAAAGGTTGGAAGTATCTTGATGAAGCAATAGACTTTGCCAAAAAAGCTGGTTTGGATATTTCAGACGCAGAAATAATTAGAACAAACTCTACTGGCTTGGCTTTGTATAATCCCGAAAACGCAGTTGAAATGTTGAATAGTATGAAAAACAAGAGAGAGAAAACAAGAGAGGAAAAAATAGCAGAAAGACTATTATACGAGCAAAAACAAAAAGAAAATAGTTTAAATTAACTATTGACATTAATGGGATTATATGTTATAATCCCATTATAACAATTAAGAAAGCGAGGAAATATGAAAGACATAACACAAATGCCAAAGAAGTTTTATATAACTTACTTTGCAAAAAAGCATAAAAAAATAATAACAAGAACTGCAAGTGCAGAAAAACCAAATGGAGTACTTGGTAAAATCTTCACAGATAAAAATGGTACTGATAGATTTATCTATTGGGATTTTGACGCAGAAAATAAATCAGGTGGATTTGGCGATTGGCGACATGCTACTGGACAATGGACTATTAAAGCAATTCAAAACATTGTGGAGGTTGCATAGATGATAGATTATAATTTAGTGCTATACATAGGTATAGCACTAATTGTTGGTGGTTTTATTTTATTCTTAATTGCTCAACATTTTGAGCGACAAGCAGAAATAAAACTTTTTAAACTAGAACAATTAAGCAAGTCTTTTGAGAAAGCGAAAAAAAATGAGCGATTATAACTGGTGTCATGGTACTGAGTGTCATATTACTAAAACGCAATCAAGAGTGCGAGGTAGTGGCGATAATAAAGTTTTAAGAACTATTAAAATAAAACAAGGCAGATACAATGGTTATCAAAATGGTATTTGGGATTATTTCTGTAATCAATCGTGTTTAATGGATTTTATTAGAGAACATATAACCAGTATTGTTGCAATAGCGCCAAGACGAGAAGCGCTTGAAACTCCAATTAAAGTTGAGAAAGAAAGATACGAGAGTTATAGATATGATTGGACAGAAAATGGAAGTGAGCGAGTACCATATATGGCAACAAGAACTACAATTAAAAGTGTTGACAATGATTAAAAATAGTTGTTGACTTTTGTTTTATTATAGGATATAATGGGATTTAGAAAGCGAGGAAACTATGCAAATAAAAATAAATGACACAATCACAGACAAAAGAAGTAGAACTGGTAAGATTATTAATATCGGAATTGCAACAGATAAACATGATAGTGCTGGAGAAAATGGAGTTGACGCCAAAGAATATGATACTGACTTAAATTATACTGGTGCAATTACATTTTGCAACGAGGAAAACAATTCAACCTATTGGTGTTATTTTATGGATATAAGAGAAGTAAATAAAAAAGCAGTTAAAATAGATTTAACTGATTGGATTGGATTTTAACTATTGACAATGATAGATTTATCATATATAATCCCAGATATGAAAGCGAGGAATATGAAAAAAGAAAACTACACTACTTATCTAAATAACGAGGTTATTAATGTTAGATACAATGGTAAGATTTACATTATACCTAAACCATTTAATCAATGTTATTTTGGAGATGAACCAACCAAAGAAATAACAATAGGCAATAGGTTTAATGATGAGAACCACCAACAATATGCAAAGCTACCAGCTTTTGCAGTTGCTATCTATGATACAATCATAGGTGCAGAACAAACCGAGGATTATGACCTAATGCAGAAGGGTATTACTTGGTTTCAAAAAAACTTCACAGAAGCATATTACACACTATTAGATTAGTGTTTAATCAACCATAGGTTGTGGCGCTAACGCGCCACACCTCGCTAGTGGCTTGGTACCTCATAGAGGTACCAAGTCCAATCCCAAAAAAGCAAAGCACGAAGTTCCTTAATCCATTAAAATAAAAAGGGATCCTACTCCTTTGTGCTTTATTTCTTGATTTCGATAGTCATAGAGGGTAAAAAACGTTTTGACACCCATAAGAGTACTTATGCAAGATATTGATATTAAAAAAATTTTAAAAAAAAATTTAGATAACCTTCCCCCTGATACTAGACGCCAGTTAAAGCGGTACCTGGTCCAATTGGACAGAAAACAGAGACATAAAAAAATTAGTAATGATTTTTTAACGTTCGTGAAGCATATGTGGCCCGAGTTTATAGAAGGGTACCATCATAAAATTATTGCAGAAAAATTTAATAAATTAAAAACTGGAGAGATTAAGAGACTCATTGTGAATATGCCTCCAAGGCATACGAAATCTGAATTTGCATCTTTTCTACTTCCTGCATGGATGATTGGAAGTGATCCTAAATTAAAAATTATTCAAGCAACCCACACAGCTGAACTTGCTGTAAGGTTCTC